GAATAGACGAACTTCCACAATATCCTTCGCCAGATATATATAATTTTTTAAGATCTTCTTTAAGATCCGTTGATAAAAGTATACCTGTTTATATGAGAGCTACAGGTAACCCAGGTAACGTGGGATCACAATGGGTTCGAGAAATGTTTGTTGAACCTAGTGAACCAAATACAGCCTTTGATGTAGGGATAGATACACCCGCAGGAAAGAAGTATATTACTAGAAGATTTATTCCAGCTAAGTTACAAGATAATCCTTATCTAATGCAAACAGATGATTATTACATTATGCTTGCATCTTTACCTGAAGTACAGCGTAAACAATTTTTAGATGGAGATTGGGATGCTTATGAAGACTCAGCTTTTCCAGAATTTAGTAAAGCAACTCACGTTGTCGAACCTTTTGAAATTCCTAGGGGATGGTATAAGTTTCGTGCTGCTGACTGGGGTTATTCTTCTCCTGCTTGTGTTTTATGGTTTGCTGTTGATTATAATAATAATCTATGGATTTATAGAGAACTCTATATTAAAAAAGTTACAGCAGATTATTTCGCAAGACAAGTAATTAGTTTAGAACAAGGTGAACATATTCACTATGGAGTATTAGACTCTAGTACTTGGGCAAGAAGAGGTGATGTAGGTCCTAGTATTGCAGAAACAATGATACAGAATGGTTGTAGATGGAGGCCATCAGATAGATCACCTAAAAGCAGAATTAATGGTAAACTCGAAGTCCATAAAAGATTTAGAGTAAATGATGAAGAACCAGGGTTAAGAATATTTAAGACTTGTAAAAACTTAGTTAGAACTCTAAGCACATTACCGACAGATAGTAAAAACCCTGAAGATGTAGATACCAATGCTGAAGATCATGCTTATGATGCATTAAGATATGGATGTATGAGTAGACCAACACATCCTAAATATGCAGAAAGATTTAGAACATTTATATCTCAAAATGATTTTTATGCAGCAGATAATAAATTTGGGTATTAATTAAATGAAAACTAGAATACATGTAAATCAACATAAGATTAGAAGCAATATAAAAAATAATTTAAGAGAACCTGTTATTACTGTTAAAACATCTAAATCAAATATTTATGCTCACGAAGTAGATATAAAGGGACCTAGTAAAGTTATTTATAGTCCTGATAAACCTTTATCTTGTGGTGCTAAAGTTTGGATAGAAACAGAATCAAAAGTTATAACTATGTAAATATGAATAGAATTATTAGACAATTATTAGGGCATATTAAAGATTTAAATAAAAAAAATAAACAAAAAAATTTATTTAAAGTTTTAAAAAAAGAAGTAGACATTGGTGCTAATGGTACACAAGGCTACAAAATAAAAAACGGATTAAATAAAGGTAAAGTTTTAAATGCCTCTAAATAAAAAAGGTAAGAAGATTAAATCATCTATGACAAAAAGATATGGTAAGAAAAAAGGTGAAGCCATATTTTATGCTATGGAGAACTCTGGTAAACTAAAAGGTGTCAAAAAGAAAACTACCAGAACTAAATAAAAAAATTTTTCCGTATGATTTAGTAATGGCATACTGGGAAGATATTGTATCTGATTGTTCGTGGGTTGACATTCATGATATAAAAAAATCAACAACTGCAGTATGCTGCACAGTAGGTTGGTTAGTTAAACAAGATAAAGATATTACAATTCTAATGTCTGACTGTAGCTTTGAAGTTAATAATAAAGAAATAAAACAAGGTGGTGGTCATACAAGTATCCCAACTAAAAATATTTTAAAGATTAAAAAATTAAAAATCTAACAGGAGAACAGCAATGGAAACAAAATTTGATCCAAAAGCTAAAGTAAAACAAGGTCAGTTAAGTGATGCACCTGAAGGCAAACAGCCTAACAGGGAACATACTAATATTGACTTTTCTCAACATGCACCTAGAAAATACCAAGAGTATGACTATGATCCAACTGTACCAACTAAATCTGGTTCAGAGCATGTAGAAGATTCGTTGTTTAAAATGGCTGATGAAAAAGACTATTAATGAGTCTTGGACCCAAGAGTAATTTTATACCTGTAGTATATGCAGGCACAAGAAAAAAGAAATACAACAAGAAAAAAAGTAAAACTAAAAATAGGAGAAAACCCAAATGATGAAAAGATACATGCACGGAGAACTTGCACCAGATGCACCGAAAGCACCTAATGAACCAATGGCAATAGATCCTAATGCTAAAGTTCAACAAGGAGCTACAAGTGGTGATGGTAATGATGCTAAAGGTAAATCTAAATCAAAAGTAGATCCAGCAATCTTTAGAATGGCTGAAGAAAGAGATTACTAATGACTAAGCAAGATTCTGAAAGAAAAAAAGATTATTCTAACTTACCACCAATTCAAGATGTTAAAGTTACAAAACCTTTATTAGATACTGTAGAGGCTAGAACAGGTTACCCTTTAACTGGAGTAGATAAAAGAAACTTAGACTTATATTCAAAAAGAGAAAAGAAAAAAATAGAAGTTTATAGAATGAATCAAAAAAGAAAATACGGAGATTAGTATTAAAATAATCTATGGAAGAAGAAAATAAAAAAGATAGTAACGGCTACGAAGCCGAGGGGAGTCCTTTAATTGGATTAATCCGAGAAAG